TCCGTGTTTTTCAATTGCATTTTCATATCTCTCCACCATCGATTCTGCCCAAGCGAATCCAGCATCTCCGCCCCAAGCATCCCATGACACTCGACCAGCGCTAGGGAATCCTTTTTCACCACGATTAAATCCAAGGGCTTGTCCATCAACTTTGTGGCGAGAAAAAAATGATTTCATTCTCTTCAAAGTTTCGATGCTGATGTTTTCTCCACGGGCTAATTGACCTGCTCTAGTTCTGCCAACTGAAGTAAAACCATCTCCAGCAAGACCAGCCTCAATCCATTCAATCGCTCTTTGCGCCGCGTCTCTAACCGACTTAGGTGGCTTGTAATCTCCTTCGGCTTTGAAGAACTCAATTTGTTTTAAGCGTTCTTCAGCCTCTTCCTTAGAATCATAACTTCCAAAACTTCTAGTTCCCGCCTCGTTGTAAACAATCCACTTTCCATCTTCTTGAGCAATTCTTTTCTCAACAGCCTCTACCCGCATTTGGTAGCCATCAACCGTTAAGAAAGTTTTGATGTTGGCAGTTGTATCCCCTGTGGTTTTTATGACATCAAGGATGGTCTCGGCTGGCAAACCGCTAAGACTGGTTAGGTCTACATTGTCAATTGAATCTATGAGAATTTCGTACTTATCCCAGTCATCCTTTGGGCGTTCCATTTTGCGTCTAGCCATCTCGTTGAGAACGGTGTGATGAACCTCAATTTCAGCCGAGGAGGGAGACGCTGATTTATGAACATTCGCATGAAGCGCGAGTAGTTCCTCAGCGCTTAGATGAATTAGTTTGGGTGCAATATCCGCCATGTTCTAAGAGTAGCGGATAGGATTACTACTCGGGTTTATTTCCTTGAAGGATGGTTGAAATTTCATTCATAATCTTTGATTCATCTTCATCGGAAGCGCCAGTCTCAGAGGTGAACTTAACTTGCTCTTCCCATTTAGCGTAAGCCCCTTGGATGGCTTTTAATTTATCGCGTCTACTCATAATCTAATTATACCCCAGTTTATTTCTTTCCGCCACTAGGCGCTGGTTTTTCACGGGATGTTCCATCGTAAATCAAGCCATCTCCGTCGTGGTCAATAGGACCATCTAACAGTTTTTGACCTTCGGGCGTTAGGACTTTGACATATTTCATATTCAAGCCTCTTGTCAATTCTTTTCCTACCCAGTCTTTTGCGCCTTCTTTGTAACCAATGTTTGCAAAATCAGCGGGAAGAGGGAATCCATCTTCTTTCATACTTTTTACTCCTGCATATATTGGCTCTGAAGAAGGTACATAACCGTCTAGGTATCTGCCCATCAAATTATCAAATTCTATTTTTTCAGGGCTTCCTGGCTCAAGTCTTGCGCTGGCATAAATTAACTGACTAGCATTTTCACGCAAGTATTCAGGGTTAAAATCATAACCCGCTCTTGCCCAATGTCGAGCGCCATCCATAGCGGTTGAGACTTGAATGTATCCAAACTCTCTTGCTACATACCAAGCCTCTGATTGTTGGATAATTTCTTTGCCGTATCCCGTACCTTTATAGTCATCTTCTTCAATGACAAGGGCTAAATGCTCAACATTCCAAACATTACCTTCTTTGAAAAACTCTCTTTGAATAAAACCAATCTGTTCGCCCGATTCGTTGTCAATAGTTCCCTCAATCAAAATTGAGCCGTCACCCCTGTCTCCAGTAGATGCGTCTCTTATTTGTGAAGAGACGGTGCGCTCTTCCCCATCAAAATTATTACCAGTATGTTCTACTCCATAAACTTCATTGAAAGTTTCTATTAAGGCTTCGGGGTCTGCATCGAACTCACCTGAGTCCATACCTGCCGCTAATTCAGTTAAAACTTCATTTTGAGATTCTACATAGGTGTCAATCATTTCATTTTGAACATCTTCATAGATAGTTGATTTTTCTTGTTCTGTATAAACATGATTGGGAAATTCTTCTTGTAAATTACTCAAACGAATTTCAACTAATGAGTCGATTCCTGCGGTTGCATCGTTGTAAAGGTCTTGGTCATTTTCAACAATAAGTCTTAATTGTTCATCGCTAACGCTATATTCGCTTCTGCCTTTAATGACATTATTTAGGTCATCGACAGTTGGACCAACACCCTTCATTGATTCAATACGAGAAATTTCTTCTTCCGTATAACCTCTCGCCCAGTTACCGTGGCTTGACTGGTCCTCATGCCCCTCATGCTTGAATACGGGTTTTAACCCATAGTCAAAATAGATTATTGAATAATTTTTTGCAAACGATACTGGCACTTTCCAAAATTCTTCAGGTAAAAGTGCAACTTTTTGGTCAGCAAACTGTTTGCCTCGATTGTTGTAGAAAGAGTTTTGACCACGAGTTTCGGTTGTGAGAGCGGCTCTTGCTTTGTCGGTAAACATTTGTGAGTGGTGAACCCATGCCGCTTCTTCACCGTCTTGCCCAAAACCTCGACCCGTGGCGGCGTGTCCAAAATAATCGTGAACTGCTCTAAATTTATCATTTTGTTCATTTGAAAATAATGGATGAGCGCCAGTTGATTCAGTAGACAAAACCTTTAGAGAACCCGTATTGGCATCCTTAAACATTTCCTGAGAGTTTTTATATGGGTCATCTTTTACAAACTCAATTTTTATGCCTAGTTCTTTAGTCATAAAATCAAACTGCTCTTCTACCTCGGTAGATAATGACTCGTACTCATCGATTGCGTCTCTGTCTAATTTTGGAAGTGTCTCGTAAATATCAGCAATCTTTGATGCTCGCTCTCTATTGGCTACAACTTTATTGTAATCAATAGTGTCATCTTGTTTTATACCTTTTTTATATGCGTAATCTTTTGCACCATTTCTTGCTTTTGGTACTGAGTCTTTGGGGTATCTCCCAACTGCCCAAGCGCCGTGAGTGCTTTGGTCATGGTCACCGTGTTTTTTTACTGATGAACCGTATCGACCTAAACAAATATGTTCAGAATCTTCGTCTAACGATTGTCCTCTATCGCCTTCAAGATTTTTTCTATAAAGTCGTTTTTCTCTTCCTTGGTCATATCCTTTATAGGTATTGGAACTTCCACCATAAATGGCTTTGTTGGTTCTGTCATCCTTCTCATCTTTCCTGTATATGTACGAGTCGTTTTTGACATCGTAAATTGCATCTTGCTCATTATCAAACATAGCCCGAACTGCGTCTTGCCGTGTATCAAACTTGCGAGAGACATCAAGATACACCGTGTCCTCTGATTTTACAACCCACCCCCCAAAATGGGCGCCTTCTTTGTTTAGTTCCTCCATGTTTTTATCTATGTAATCTTCAATGGCTTTCTTTTTATCAGCGTCAAAATCTTTGAGTTTTACTGGTTTTTCAAAGCCTTGCTTAGAACAAATAAAGCCAGTCTTAGGTTCTTTGCCAGTTCTTAAATCAATAGTTACCCCAGGAGTTTTTGTTTCACTTAGACGCTCAATGATTGTTTTCATTGTTTTTGTGCTGACCTGAGTATCTCCACTTTGACCCGTAGCCCAAGCGCCATGAGAACTTTGGTCGTGGTCGCCGTGTTTGGCTACATCTTTGGCTCGGGTTATCTCAATGCCATCTAGTGTGTCAGTTACAAATCTGCTCATTTGTCCATCCTTTGAAAGACCGCAACAACCATACCAATACCAGTTTCTTCCATTATCCCTTTCAAACCCATGTATTTTAGAGGGGTATTACGAGGCAATATAACTTCTTTTTCGTTATTGGCAGTTGATACATTCTTAAATAAATCCGAGACAGCATTTTTCATATAATCTACTGCTAGACCCTTACCCTTTCCTGAAGGAGCAGGGAGAATAATTGCCGTTCTATCATTTGATTCTGAAATCATTTGGAGATTTTGTAAAGTGTCTATATTTTTGGGGTCGGTTATATCAACTCTTGTTGTAGATAAAAATGCCCTATCTGTTAAAACATCCCCTTCATTCAAATCTTCTAAAACTGTATTTGCAAACACGCGATATAAATTTTTATCACCAAATAAATCAGGTGATTCATCTATAAGTTTATCTAAATCAGCAACTCTGTTTTCATTTATCCCGCGAGATTCTCGGTCATAATACGAACCTTCTTCGTAAGGGCTTGTACCCCCCAAGCGTAAGTATTGGTTAATTTTTTTGAAACCGTCCGCCGTATAGTCATCTAAACTTCTTATTTCATCACGGGAAATTCCAACAGGTTCTTTACTCCCATCGGTCTTAATTCCATATTTATCAAAATAATTGTTTTGCGCTTCTTCGCCTTGAGTATCTTCATCAAAGTTTCCTGAAGCCCAAGAACCGTGGCTAGATTGGTCATGCTCGCCATGTTTAAGAACTGGTTTATATCCAAGAGGAAATGCGATTGTGATACTCATGAGCGTCTCTCAGGTGGAATGATTACCATGGTGCAACGACAATTAGGATGAACTCTTCCTGGAGTTTCATCTCCGCTAGAAAATGCTCCGTTCCAAGGAACTATCTCGCCATCTAATTCAACACAGATAGGACAGGTGCGTTCGTCCTGAGCAATAATCCACATCTTTTGTGATTCAACATCTACATAACCTTCTTTAGCCGCTTGATTCCATCCCTCTTGTCGCCCCTCGTTTTGAGCAATCTGAATCTCTGTGCGAGCAATCATTGTGGCTCTCTTGCTCTTGAGAGACTCTGAGTAACGGGTAGAGCGTTCGATTGAACGAGCGCGAGCAATTTCTTCTTTAATTCCACTTTTAACTAATCGGGCATACTCTTTTTTCTCAAAGTTAGTAACTGCATCAGCCCATCTTGGATGAAGCCCCACAACACTTTTAATTCTTCGGGCTGTTGCTCTGTAATCTAAGCCTTCATTGAAAGCATCAATGATTGCTTTACGAACTGAGTTACGGGTTAGAGCATCAATCGAGGTTACAAGTTCTCCAGCACGGCGCTGAGCAAAGGCTAAAGAGTTTGGGTTTGTTTTATTAAATGACATTTTGAATTCAATTGTGGGTGGTTTTGATTGCGCCCACGCAGGAAGTTTTGTGAATTCCATATTCGCCATTGCTGGCTTGTTTTGTATTTTTACTTTGGGAGGCGTGAAGGCTGGAAGGGCT